ATTACAAGATCGCCGCCACGGCCAGCAAGATTACTGCCAACGCCAACAGCATAGTACATGCCTCCGCTAGAGGTATCCCAACGTCCAGACGCCTTACTGTCCGCAGCCAACTTAACATCAGGGAACACCTCTTTATAGCGGTCGTCGTCTAAAAGGTTTTTGGTTTTACGACCAAAGTTAACGGCAAGCTCCGTGGTGTGCGTTGCCTGAATAATTTTCATCCGCGGGTTCTTGCCCATCATCCACGCCGGAAACAAGAAGGATGCGAACTCTGACTTCGTATGACGCGGGGCCATGTTGATAATCAAGCGCTTTAGTTCGCCTTTTGCAACTCTTTCCAGCTTTTCCGCAATGATCTTGTGGTGCCGACCAGCAATAAACTCCGGCCACATAGTTTTTACAAAAATTAAAAAGTCTTCCTGACAAGCTTCATTCTTTTCGATTTGCGCGAGTCGCAGGCGAAGCTTCAACTCCTGATCGGAAACATCCATAGGGGGCCCCTGAACAAAAAAATTTATAAAATATATATGCCTGTTTTTTGCACAGTTAACAAGTTTTCCGTTTTTGCCTAAAAAATAGGCAATTTAAGCCCCGTATTTGGGCAGGAGGTGCCTAAAAAATAGGCAATGTTTCACGTGAAACAACCCATATCGTTTTTTATATAAATATTTGAGAGAAACATGGCCCTTGCCTGCGCCAGCAAAGCCTGCGGCCGCGCTGCGTGATCTTTGTAACTTGTTGATTTATCACGGTTTTTTGACCCGATATGGCGGGGCCCCGACGACGCCCCGCGCATCACGCATCATGCCCCGACGCCCGCGCATCACGCCCCGCCGCCCGCGTATCATGCGCCGCGCAATTCGCCCGGCATTTATTCGCCCGGCATCCATGCGCCGTGAAAATTTTTAAAAATACCGACGCCCGCGCCCCGCGTTTTTCGTATCGCGCCCCGCCGTGATTTTTCCGCCGTATGTTTTCAGCAATCCCCGCGCCGCCGCCCGTGGCGTGATTAACTCTTTAAAACGCGCTAGGAAGCCCGACAAGCGGGCATAAGAAAAGCCCCGCTAGGTATACAGCCAAGCGGGGCTTACAGGCGTTGTATGGGGCTTAAATCGCCTTAGAAAGTAAACCCGACAAAAACGGGCGTTTCCGCCGATAAGAAAATCTCACTGTTCATATCATCGTATTTTGAAAGCGAATAATAAGCGGGCTTGCCGCGCCTTGCCTTTTCCCGAAAATTGATAACATAAACCGCCTTAGCGTCGGGCTTGCGCTTTATCAAATCGCCCGCGCCCATATTACCAAGCGCGATTTTTTGCACGGTATCGCCGTCTTTTGTTTGGATATATTCAACCATGATTAAAACCTTTCATATGATTAACGGGGCACCGTTATCGCATATAATCTCATAAAAGAAAAGCCCCGACGCAATGCGGGGCTTATTCGGGGCAAGCGGGGCGGGTTTATTCTTTTCCGATATCGCCCGCAACGTGATGCCGTAAAACAGAACGCGGGGGCAATGTTTTTACAAAAGCCCGCAACCGTTGCGCGTCGGTTAACCCGTCATCGTCGCCCGCGCTTGTCGCGTTCCAATGAATAGCAACCCGCCCGCCGTCGGCATAGCAACCGCCCGCCGCGTCGGGGTTGCCCGCTTTCTTTTTGCCCGCCCCGTGCGCGGTAAACATGACAAAAAAATCACGATTTAAGCGGGCGCATAACGGGGCTTTTTCCCCGCCGCAATTAGCGCAACCGATGCCGTCCAAATATTCAGCGGGGCAACGCACGCCCCGCACGCCAATAGCCGTTGTGTTTTTCGCGTTGCCGTTCTTTTTCCAAAAATCAGCGGGAACGACGGCGACGGCGGGAACGCCCGCCCGCGCATAAACGGCGGCGGCTTTAATTGTCGCCGCGCTGTAATTAATAACAGTTTTAACGGGGCTTAATTTATGCGCCCAAAAAAGCGGATCAAAATGCGAATAGGTAAACCCATGCCCGCCGCGCGGCTTGCTATCTAAAACCGCGTCGAGATATTCGGCGTCTATCTCCGACGGGGCGCAACCGCGCCCGCTTGCGTTCAATTCGCACGACGCGGGGCAAGTATCGTATTTATTCGCCTTGCCCGCCCGATAGGTAACGGCGCAACCCGCCGTTTTATTCGCTTGTGAAATTTTGACTGTTTTAAGCATGGTAAACCCCTTTAGAAAATTTAAAACTTTTCGGTTTATCTCATATTATCCCATATTTGTCAAATTGCATAAAAAAGCCCCGCTTTTTAGGGCGGGGCTTGTCGTCGTTATATGGGGCGATTTACGCGGCAACGGCAACCCGTTGCCAGTCGGCGGGGCGCATGGATAGCAACGCGCCGCCGCGTTGTTGCCATAAATCGACGTCGTCGGCGTCGGCCTTATGTGATACCGCCGTCACGGCGTTTATTAGGGTTGCACGGGAAAGCGGTTTTTCGCGTTCATAACCCGCTTGGCCTATCGTATCAAGCAACCCGTTTAAAACGTCGCCGGTCTCTTTTTTGGTTAACTTCATAACCGCGCCTAAATTTTCGACGACGGCGGCCTTGTCGGCGTCGGCGTCAATAACGTCGGCGGCGGCGGCTTTCATGCTTTCCAAAACGGCGTCAAAACTATCACGGCTTGAATAAACCCCGACAAGGTCACGGATTTTCAATTCAAGGGCGCGGTTGTCGGCGTCTTTTGCTTGATCGGAAAGCAAGCCCCAGTCGTCGGCGTCGCGCCCGCTTGTGATATGACTTGACCGCGTTTTGTTTTGGGTTTGCATACCGTTTAAGCAAGCCAGCGTCCATGCGATTTGATAGACCGAAACAGAACCCGCGCCGACTTCAGAATTTTGCAAGCCGATACCGTTCGCCATTACATCCCCGACGCCCGCGCCGTCGCCCGTATGGACTAGGGATTTAAGGCGCAAATATAACCGCTTGTCGGTGACGGTTGCGTTAACAACCTGAAATTGCGCGGGGCTTTCCATTAATTGCGGCAACGCCGAATTAAGCAAGTTTACATTATCGAAAGTTTTAAACTTGTCGGAAACAAAAGCCCGCAATTTACCGCGCCCGCCGTCGGTCAGGGCAAGCCCCTCATATGACCGTAACATACGCACCGACGGTTCTTTTTGCCAGATAGCGTTAATCAGGCCGTCGAATTGCTCAGAATAGCCCGCTTGCAAGCGGCGGGCGGTTCTAACATCAATCCCCGCATGACCTGCTATCTGCCCGAATGAAACGTCGTTAACGTCCAGAATAGTTGTCGGAACGCCGCCCCGCTGTTCAATAACGACTTGTGGAACGCCGTTGGCGTCGGTTGTTTTCTGCAAATCGTGCGTTGGGGCGATATAATCCGCCTGCCTTGCGTCGTCGTCGCGAACTTTTTCCATCAAACGTGTCAGGGTGTTTTGGCTGTTTTCGATTAATAGGTTCATTTTACTATTTCCCGTAGTTGTGATGGGGCTAGGCCGACGCCCCGTTAAAAAGGCCTATGCGTGTTGTCTCATATTATCGCACCCCATGCAAGCGGAAATTTTAAAAAATACTGTCGGGGGCAAAAATAAACCCCGCCGTGTCAGGGCGGGGCTTGTTTAGTTATCGACGACGCCGTCGTCGGGTTCGGGGCTTGCGGGCGTGTCTTTCCCAGTCGTCGCCATGTATCAGGCGGGCTATCCAATGCAATAAGAACATTATGCCGCCGCCCCTCTTTCATGGTTTAAACAGTCTTGTAAATTTTCAAAATAAGACTGATCGTCTGCCTCTTGTTGCGTTAACCCCTGCCCCCAATTCTTTTCGTCATCTTCACGTCGGCGCAATTCCCAGACCATACGCTCAACATTAGACAATGCCCCGCATATTTCGGGGAGATCGTTCTGGTAAGCCAGATCATACAATGCCACCAGATCAATATGAATTTTTCTTTTAACGTCAATCATCGTCCATTTCCTCTGGCTTGTAATAACAATAGAATTGACATTTCGGGCATTGCTCCGGCAATGGCGCAATATGCTCTTCGGT